AGTCTTCAGGGAAGCCAAAGGCGCGCACAAGCTCTGCCTTGATCTTCTCAGGTGGCACACCGAGCTGCAGCAGCAGCGGTGCGTTGCTGACCAGTGCCTGCTGCTTGGCAAGGTCACTCATCGGCGTACTGCCAGAGTCAACGGCAAAGTATTCAAAGTCGCCAGTCAGGTCATCAGCGCTGAGCATGGTAGGCCCGATAGGGTTTGGCAGCGTCAGGGGCTCTGCTTCGTCACCCAACATCACGCTGAGCATGACATTGTACGTGCGGGCTATGCCGCTGATGACTGCATCACGTATGCGGGCCATGCGCCCGATCTCGCTTGACGTGTACGCAGCAAGCAGCCGCTGCTCAGTGGCTGTGCTGCCGGTGGCTTCACCGCGTGTGAAGGGGGCAAGCAATCCCGCGTCGTTTATGTCCTGGAGAACCTGCTGCCCGTACAGGGTGATATCTGGAGGGATTGGCGGATTGGGCACCGGCACAATTTCACCGGCTATCTGTGTGCCAGGCGGTGCGTCCACTTCAATGAATTCACCGTCAAGCCCCTGTGCCATCTTTGAAGCCGCTTCATCAGACAAGAAGCCCTGCCTGACCATCCACTGCCGAGCCATGCGCCGCACGCCCTGGCTTTGATAGGTGCGCATGACGTTGGCTTCACGCAGCTGATCATGTATGCGCGCAAGCAGTGCGTACCCGCGCAGCGGCACTTCAGGGTCACGGCTGAAGTACAGCGGGATGATTGGCACCACTGGCCTGCCTGACGCTGACTTGTACGGTATGCCGCTGGTTACGTGTTCAGTCTCTGCTTGCAGGTCTTCAAGCCCTGTCTCAGAGCCCGCATCAGGGTCAAGGGCACCGACCTGCACCTTCACACCGCTGAACAGGTACCGGTCACCGTCTTTGAAGTCAGGCGACCACACCAGCAAGCGGTCATCCTGAAGGTCATACATCTCCACCACACGTACCCACTGCCCTTCATCGGTCACTGCCATGCCGTACGTGCTGTCAGGGCTTGCAGTGTGCTCCTGCTGCTCTATCCAGCTCGTATAGGTGCGTGCCTTGAAGCCATCCCTGCGCCTGCTGTAGCGCGCAGCGGCTTCATCCAATGGCATCAGGTACACGTGCCCAACGTAGCGCTGCGCGTCCCATGATGAAGCGGTGGCATCAACGATGACTTCCCACGGGGGCACCGCTGCCGCGCTGATGCGCTTCAGGGGGTCAACATTGGCAACGGGCTGCAGCTTCAAGAACGAGCACGGGAACACCAGCGCAAGACGGGTTGCGTCTTCAACCTGCTCCCTGACTGTCAGCAGATAGCGGTTGGCAGTGGCTTGGCTCACTTCGGGGTTGCCCCTGCCTCTGATGTCAGGCCCGACGATGACGGCAGGGTTCTTTGCATACAGGCTGCCAAGATAGCTTTCAACAACGGCGTAGCCCTTTGGTAGCTCGGTGCGCAGCACCTGGCTGCGGTCACCGTACGGAACCTGCAAGCGCTCCTTCCAATACCGCGTCATGTAAAACGCCTTCTGCTGCCGTAGCTCTGCGCGGCACTCATCCCAATATGCGTCATGCTGTGCAAGTATCCGCTGGATCTCTTCAGGCTTCATCTGCTTCCCTTTAGAATGGCATACCGTGGTTCTTCAGCCTGCGCGCGCGTGCCTGACCTATCAAGTGCTGCGCTCTGTGCTTCACTGCTGCTATACCCTCGCTACGCCATGAAGGCGGCACGTCACGCAGTGCACGATAGGCCAGAGCACAGGACATAGCAAGGTCATCATGGCTGCCAGGGGGCGCTTCAGGCGTTGCTTTGCCTGCAGGCACTGTCAGGCTGCGCAGCTCGAGCCACAGAGCGCGGTCCATGCGCGTGATGACTTCAAGGTGGTCACGCAGGGTGCTCAGCGCGTCAAGCTTTGACTGCACCGTGGTCACCCAGGGCTTGCCTGTGGCGGGGTTGCGCCACTGGTACCGGTAGCCGCAGTGGTCAAGCTCGAGCAGCACAGCGTGCCCGTGGTTGTTGCTCTCTGTGAGCACAAGCGCGTGATTGTAGCGGGTAGCCACGCGCACCACTTCATGCGCCCAATGACGCGGGCTGACGGTGTTGGAGCGCTGCACGTACACCGGCTGCATGGTGCCCACACTGACCACCACAAGCGCGCTGTAGTCTCCACCTACACCGCCCCCGACATCAACCCCCACCACGTACCGGTCAGCAGGGTGCGGTGCTTCAATCTGCCGCTGCGGTGTGCTGCTGTCTATCGGTTCGATGCGCTGTAGCTCTGCTGCATCGAACCAGGCGCCTTCACGCTTCAGGAAGCAGTCTTCAAGACTGGCAGGGTATTCGATGCGGAAGTTCTCCAGACCGAGCTGCAGCACCTTGCGCCTGCGCCAATACAGCTGTGCCAGTGTCAGCCCGTACCGCTCACGCTCTGCCTGCTCTGCGCTGCTGATGGAGCCTGCAAAGCTGTCAGGGTAGTCATGGTCAGCGTACGCAGGGTGCTCATGCCACCACATTGTGAGCAGATGCCAGCCGTTGTCAGGGGCACCGCGCACGATGTTGCTGAAGCGGTCACCAGGGTTCTGCGCTGTACTCTCGATGATGAGCAGGCCCGCATCACCAACAGCAGCGTCAGCCTGCTTCAGCACTTCATTCTGGTTCGGTGCATACGCAAATTCACTGACCACGGCAGCGGCAGGCTGAAAGGAGCGCAGGCCGGTCTTTGACCTGGTGGTGAAGGCTTTGATGCTGGCACCTGTGTCTTCAAGCACAAGCTCTCCTGCGTTGCTGACCTTCAGCCCCCTGCGCAGAAACCGGGGCAGGTCTTCAAGCCATCTGCGGTTTTCACGCAGGAGCGCTTCAGCAGAGTCAGCGCGCATACTCACAAGGGCCATCATTGCAGCGTGCGGTGTGGTGTACGCCATATGCTGCAGCACCATCTTGCAGCCTGTGGTTGCGGCTACCTGACGCGCTTTGATGACAGCAATGCGCTTGTGCCCTGCCTTGACCGCTCTGAATATCTTGCGCTGCATTGGCAGGGGTCTGAAGGGCACCGGCTTCTTTGTGTCTTTGTCTGCCACCTGGTGCAGCCGCGCAAACTGCTCGCAGCTGGTCAGACTGGCTGCCATGCGCTGCCGGAGCTGGTCAGGCACTGACGCAGGCAGATAGGCGGTCACTCTTCATCCTCAGAGAAGATCGCACCGCGCACGTCAGCACCGCGCAGGTTTGCATAAGAATAAGACAGAGCACCGCACAGGTCTGCATCGCGCAGGTCAGCACCGAGCAGCTTTGCATCAAACAGGTCTGCACCGCTTAGGTCTGCACCGCGCAGGGTTGCATCGCGCAGGTCAGCATCGCGCAGGTCAGAACCGCGCAGGTCAGCACCAGTCAGGTCTGCACCGCTTAGGTCTGCACCGCTTAGGTCTGCACCGAGGAGTCTTGCATAAGACAAATCTGCACCGCTTAGGTCTGCACCGCGCAAGTGTGCACCGCTCAGGTCAGCAGCGTTTAAAGATGACTTGCGCATGATAGCGTCAATGAGCACGGCACCGCTAAAGTCAGCCTGATTGCAGCAGGCCCTTTCAAGGTTAGCCTTTACAAGATTCGAACCGCTTAAATCTGCACTCTTAAGGTTGCAGTCCTTGAATGAAGAATGGCGCAGGCTGGCACCACTGAAGTTAGCAACGCTGAAGTCAGCCGAATCAAAACAGCCTTCTGCGGAAAAGCAGCCCACAAAGCAGCCGCCTGTCCCATTTGCGTCCCTGAAGTAACCATTGTGAATGTTTGCACCGCGCAGGTCAGCCCCACTCAGGTCAGCGCCGTGAAAGTTAGCGTGTCTAAGCTGAGCACCGCAGAAGTGTGAAAAGGTCAAGTCAGCGTCACGTAAATAAACAGCGTCAAGGGCAGCACCGCTGAAGTCAGCTTCACTCAGGTCAAGCTTCGGCAGGCCGAGCGCTTTGCACAACTCCCTTGCCTGCTCTGTCTCACCAGCCTTGACCAGCTCCACAATGTGCCTGCGTGCAGAGTCGTTCACAGCTTCCCCTGCAGCCACGCAAGGTCATCTGCAAGGTGT